CTCCGCCATGGTCACACCGGCCGTGGTCCACCCTGCAGCACTCTCGACGTGCAACACGCCAGCTGTCAGGCCGACATTGTTACGGATGGCATACACCAGATCCCCGAGCTGCCACGCTGAGTCTACCGGGCTATCTGCGTCACCCGGAACCATGATGATGTCAGCCCGGTAGAGATCCTGAGCGACCAGTAACCAATCCGCTTCTGTGTTTTCGTCAATCGAGTCCCGGTTTATGGGCTCGCTAAGGATCTCCACATCGCCGTCGTAATCGAAGACTATGTCAATTTCGTCGATTTGTAGCATTAAGCCGTCGAATAAATCACCCGCCATCGAGAAAGCGGTCTGCACCCAGGTCACTACAGCTGCATTAACCTGGGCCGGTGTGGCTGTCGCGCCTGCCTGCGTCACCGAGCGGTCGATGAAGCCGAGCGTCGAATCCGACTCGGAGAAGGTCAGCGACTGGGTGTCTCCACCCGGGGCGAATGTGAATGTGTATAAGACCGTGTCATCACTCTCAGGGCTGACCACGAATTGACTGTTGTTGCGGAAGACCGCGTCACCTTTTCGAATCACCTGCCCGCGCACGCGCAGGGTCCACGAGTTGATCGTGGTGACGTGCGCCGGGAGATCCGCCATCTGTATGCTCACCGTGTCGACGCCTACGCCACCGGGCCATTCGTTGCGGACACATTCGAGACCAACGACGCCATCAGGATTGTCGACACCGTTGTCGCAATCTCGCAGATCGTTAATGATGAGCACGCTGCCTGGGTCTGTGGCCTGGGACATGGCCGAGATATCCGGCACGATGTCCTCGTCGGCGTTGGTGACTGTGGTTAGTACATCATTGATCAGGAAGGTGCCGGTGGTCTGGGTCACACCGATCATGTCGTTGCCGCGGGTACCGTCGTCTTCGTAGATGCCAATGATCTCACCCGTGGCGCCTGAGAGTGAACCGGTCACGGCTTGGCCAATAACGAGATCCTCTACGGCACTGACTTCGAAGCCGATGAAGTTTTGTTCACTGGGTTTGGGTTGACCGTCAAAGCGCTCGAAGCCATCGATCCGACGGTAGCCACCGTTAAACCATGGCTCGATGTTAGAACACGCAATCACGCGCCCCGGGTTCATTGACTGAACCGGTGTTACAACATCAAGTCCACCACCCAACGGATAGTAAAGTGCTTTGGTTTGTGCCATTCACCTAAAAAGCCCCGTCGCCACCGACAGTAAAGCCGTCTCCTCCACCTTGATTTGCGTTGACATCGAAAAAGCTGCCGGTGCTCTGATAACGCGAAAATCTTTGGTTTGGCAGCTGGTGATTTTCGAGGCGACCAAACACCTCTTCAAAAATCTCCTCGCCTTGCGTCTTGATCTCTGGCGCGTTTTCATAATTCGCGTAGAGAACAATCGCTCGGCCGAGGATTGCTTGGTGATACTGCTCTGGTATCAGAGACACATCACCGTTAGCCGCCATAGGGGTGGGCTTAATGAAATAATCTGCTTTGATCTGGTACGACGCATTCGGTACCGGTTCAAATTCTAACGAGTTGTCTGGCATGACGATGGCGAGTGAGGGCTTAGCCTGACTCGTGTCGCGTACCATCCATTTGATCGAATCATGTTCGGCGTAATTGAGATCCTCATCGAGGTCATTTGCGCCGCCATCATTGATCTTAAATGTTTTGGGATCCCAGAAATTGAGATCCGTCGGTGCAGCCAGCGCGGGGTTACCCGTTGAGGTATTCAACTGCACCTGATTCCACAAAAACTTCCAGTTGAGCCAGCGGTCCTGAATATAGGTATCAGAATCACGGATCCATCGCACCAAGCGCTGCGACTCGCCGACCTGATTAACCACACTGGTTATCGGGGCCGTGCCAGACGCACCGACTTCGCGCTGCAGATCCTCTACTAACTGAAGGAAAGTGCTCACTGCGCTAATCGTTCCGCGGCAGCAGCCTTATTGTTTTCCTTTTTCACTTCGGTGAGATCTTCGGGATCTGCGAATTCAGACAGCTTTGCCGTCGCACGCGCGAGCACACCCGCTTTGCCGTCGTCTTTCGGTAGCTCGATGACTTCCTCTTCCTCGACCGGCGGCTTGTAGTCCGGATCCGGCCCGGTATACATCCCGGCCAGACTGAACATGTGACCATTCTGGCTGTACTTGGCGCCAGTCATGGTCCGATGAGTCGTCATCGGCTGGTTTTTATCCAGCTCAGGTTCCTGCTCAGGAGTCTCCATCACTGGACTCCTGCATAGCCTTGTACGCAGCCATTGTCATGCGCACGCGACCCTTACCAGTAGCGATGGTAACCATCGACTTATCCACCAGTGCCGGAGGAGATTCCTCGGCTTCGGGTTTGGCTTTCTTGGCCGCTTTTTCTGGCTCTTCGGATTCTTCCAGTGCGGTCTCGGTCAGCTCGTCTGTGGTTTTTGCAGCGGCTTTTTTCTCTGCCGCCAGTCGTTTCTTTTTTGCTGCTGCTGATTCACGTGCCATAACAATTTCCTCACATATTGCTTTCGCGATGTGGATAAAGCCAAGCTTTGACGTCGGGACCGACCACCATATCAGGCGGACCTTGCTCTTTGCTTCGCGGGTTAATGACTTCTGTCTCGATAGTATTGTCGTACAGCGTGTCGATACGGAGCTTTCCGGAGCACCCATCTTCTGCACAGGCGTTCTGGTGGAAAGCGGCTTCTAAATTCGGGGGTGGGTATGCTGCGTCATGGTCGACCATGTCGCCAGGGATCCCCATACCGCCGTATTGATAATCAACAACACCGCCCCGGGGTGTAACCGGCTCGATATTGTCGCGGGTTTCGTTGACTGCTTTTTTAATCGCCATCTCAGTTCTCCAAATGGCCCGGGGTCAGATGACCCCGGGACAAACTATTGAAGCATTCGCTCTAACAAATTACGAACGGATGCCCTTTACTCGTAACACCTATACCGCTATCCCTGTACGGATCTGGACGGTCTGGAGCGTTACCGGTTAATGGATCGCGAGCACCGTTGTAACGTGGGAAGGCCAGCGCTTCGGAGTCAAACTCCATATAGCTGTTGAGGCCGAACTGCACCCCTGATCCTTCCATACGCATAAACGAACCACGGATCGTGGTTGCTTTATGATCCCCTGGCATGTAGGCACCTGGGCCCGGCTCTAATCCTGCCGGACCGCCAGCACCATGGCCACTATTTTTGCTTACATCTGAAGGCATAATAGTCTCCTACCACCAAGCGACGAGGACGCGAACATCACCGACTCCGGCAGTAGCACCGCCGTCATCTGCGCAAATCGTATCTACGTCTGGTTCAATATCTACACCCTGGTCGAGCGCAACAGTTGTGTTGTCTCTGGTAGGGGCCAATCGATCTCCAATACCACTGCCGGTGAAGGCGAGGATAAATGCGGCAAGCTGAGCATCGACGTCGCCGCCGCTCTCACCTATGTCAACAAGGGTATCCGCAACCGTAATGGCTGTAGTTATGTCGAAAGTCACATCCAAGATTCGTCCAAATTGCAATGCCGGACCACCAATGGTCAGGAAAGTTGCTCCAGCGGTAAGATCTACTGCAGCTGCATCATGTTGAGTCTGGAGTGCATTATCATAAAATTGTCCTGGCATGATAGGCTCCTATGGCTCAAGTGAATCCCATTTGAAGATACGCGCCTGCGCGGCTGCGGTGTGGACGAGTCCATAACCAAGCTCTGCATACCACGCGATACCTCGCGACCGACCATAGTCGGTTGGGATTTTGCCCCGAATCTCTTCAGGAATTGCAAAGGCTTCGACAACTGTGTCTGAGCCAAAGAAGAAAATAGCATCCGACAAACCGTTGGACCATCCCTCGGAAGGAATATTGGTCTGCTCAGTGTAACGGATACCCTCGTAACGACCTTTCTCGCCGTTCATGATCACGTGCCAGCCTTCGCTGACGAACTGGTGAATAGGCTCCAGATCGTCTTTAAAAGCACGTAGCGTGGTAGGACGGGCAACCGAGAAGTAATTCGTTCCGTCAAAAGTCGGAACATCTCGTTCTGCCAGTTCATCCGCGATCAATTTTGCGAAACCATTTCCGAAGGCGACGTTGTTGATGTTGGCCGGGATACCATTTTCTGTCACGGTGATACCTGGGCCCACACCAGCGTTGTCCGGAACGATTCGAATCGGGGTAACCTCGAACTGGGCATTAGCTGCCGCGTCCAAAGCTTTCCGAGCATCATTCTTCAACACCTTGTGGATGATTTCAGTTACCGGATGCTCTGATAGGTCATCCAGTTTCTTGGTGAAAGGCACGCTGTTGCCAAACTCTGTGATGATGAGCGTAGCCTGGGTAATGACGAAATTTGACTCAGGCATGGTCGCTGTTTCAGCTAAGGTACCACCCTGTGTCTGAACGTCCGAATAGACGTCCCAGTTAAAAATCTCGCCTTTACCCAAACCAAACGCTTCACGAGCGTCACAGAACTGACGAAAACGCACCATCGGTTGCAGTGCTGTTCTGAGCTTACGGCTCAGGTTGGGGGCCCACATAAAGCCACCCAACGCACTCGTTTGCCATACTTGTCCTGGCATGATGATTTATCTCCTGAACAGTTAGACCGGCTGGCCTCTCGATTCCCTGATCTCGTTCAACGCGTCAGCCGGAGTCTGTACTGGCTCCTCTGTTACGCCGTGCGGGGATACCGCACCGAGAGCAGGGTTCGGGATTCGAACCAAATTGTCCTTCCGTTCCTGTCGATTAGGGTCAATTGATGCAGGGTCCGCGGGCGGCGGCTCATTAGGCAGGGTTTCCCCTTTCTGCTGAGCCAACCACTTATTGGTCCGTACACCGGCTTCCAACATCAACTGAGTCGGGCTCCACGAGGGATTCTCCTTCTCAATGACGTCGGTAAATTTGTCGGCAATCCGATACAGCATAGGGTCAGCCATAATTTCCGGGTAACTATCTTTGAACTGTTCGAGTCCAGCGACAGCATCCTTCGCCTTATCTATCTGTGTCATCTTGACGACAGCAACATCTGCTGCCTGATTGACTAACTGGGTGGTATCAATCGCAGGGACGGGGTTAGCCGGTGCCTGAGATCGTTTCAGTAGTGTAGCCAACTTGAGAGCAGCTGCGTCTTCGTCTCCCCGGAACAGGGTTGAGACGATCTCCTTGGCTTCGCCAACGAGTTCTTCGCTCGGTACGCCCGCGTCAACGGGTGGTACCGGTACTACAGGGGCCTCTAACCGCGCTTTGAGTGAAGCTTCATTCTCACGTATCCACTCCTCGCGCTGTGCGAGATCCCTGGTTGTGATAGCCGCCTGTTCCAGGGTCACCTCGGCGGCGTCTAATTTCTGCGCTTGCGCTTGCACTTTAGACATTGGTATCAGTTTGTCAACTCCATGCACTTTTGCTTTCATGTGCGGCTCACCATTGTGCATCACAATATAGTCCGCCATTGCGTGGTCCTGCAGCTCTACGGGCAACGGCTCAGGCTCTACCGGTTCCGCGGGTGGGTGCATAGGCTGTACAGCCTGGGCACCGTCCGCTGCTGGGGCCGGTTCAGGATCGGGAGGAGCCATGCCCAGCTCCTCACTTACCTCTTCGAGGTAATCCTTTTGCTCTTGATGGCGTTGCGCGTCGATCTTTTCATCCAACGAATCGAGGATGAGATCACGCGGGTTTACTACGGGCTCCGGAGCCTGTGGGGTATCCGGATTCGCAACTGCTGGATCTTTTGCAGAAACGTCCTTTTGGGGGATGGCTTCAGGGGTTGAACTCATTCTCTGTATTCCTCCAGCTGTGAAGCTGCGTTATCACCGTTTACGATTGCCTCGGCACACCATTTCAAGAATGATTCTGCGTTGGCCATGTCCTGCTTGATGGCTTTCCAGTCTGCGATACCGCCCTTTACGGTCGGGTCTAAGTCTGCCAGTTTGTCCTTGCATTCACTCATGGTTTGCTTGGCGCGGCCGTGCAGGTAACGGCCGGTCGGACTGGCGATAAAGCTACGAACTTGCTCGCCAAGATGAGCCTCCGCGAAGTATTCACGCTCCTGATCACTTATAAAGTGAACATTGGAGTAGTCAAATTCCTCGGGGGTGCTCATGTTCTAGTACGGGTTGCCTTCATTTTCGCCCGTCTGGTTGAACCGGGTCTTGGTGCCACCTTCCATCGGGGAGGGGGCCATTCGCTGGCCGTAGGCAGGTTCACCTTCGAGTCCAACATGTTTGGATTTCTTGATCTCTGCTACCGACGGGGCTTTCTTCCGCCGAACACTTCTGACTTTCGCCTTCTTAGCACTCGACGGCCCACCCGCAGTCGCGTCATCGACGATCTGATCAACCATATTCTTGCGTTCCCTGATACGTCTGGCTGCTTCTGCAGCGCTCAAATTACCTTTGTACTTAGCCATGTCAATTCCTCTGTCAGATTCCTGATCCAGTATCCCGCGCGAGCGAAAGCTCCGCGACCTTGTTGATTTCACGTACACCATCGGCCTGACGCTTCGAGTCGATCTTTTTCTCCTCGATGCCGAGCGTCTGGTACAGCTTCTCTAAAGTCATTTCCCTATCAAGCGCGAGCCTCGCGAACCCGAGCTGCGCCTCCATATCCAGATGCATCAACTCACGCTGATGGCGCATCTTGTTGTCGGCTGCACGGGTCTCAATCTCCTGCTGCTTCAACTTGATGTCAGGCGGGGTCTGGTCACCCATCTCCTCATTTTTCTGTTTGAGTTCCTCATCCGACATGAAGAACCCGGTGGCATCCTTGTAGCCCAGTGATCCGAAGATCTCGTCAGCTACCCGGTCAGATTTCATTCGCTCGGCCATCTTCGGCAGCGCGGCGGTCTTCTCCAGTCCGAATATCAGTCGCTCGACCCGGCGGATTGGATCCGTGTTACCCATGCCGACATTAACCCGAACTGTCAGATCCTGACGGATCAACTGGTCAGTGATCTCGGAGAGGCCGTACCGCAGCATCATCTTGGACTTCTTCGCGGCGATGCCGAGTACGACCGCGTCGGTCTCGTACATTTGAATCAGTTTCACCAGTTGCTTGAGCACGGGCTCCATCCACGTCTCGAAGTAGATCCGCAGCGCGTAGTCCGACATGGATCCGGCAGTCTGGCCAGCGATCTGGGTGTTGCCGACGTTCTGCTTGGACCCATCAGCAGCTGCAGCTGTGCCCTGAGAGAAGTTGCCAACCAGCTCGTCCATTTCCATCGCCAGCTTGTCCTGCTCCATGTAGCTCGACTGCGTGACATCCGGTGTGTTAACCGTCTTCACGTCTTTCTCGGGGTCATTCATCATGACGCCCCCGCCTGGGACGTTACGCACAAGTGCATCGAGGTCCACCTGGGATCCCCGTCTGACGTAGTACCGCTTATTGAGCACGAGCTTGACGTTGTCGAGTCGCTGGTTGGCTATCTGGTTGATCTCTTCCTGCAGCCCGGAGCTTTGCTCAACGTCACCAGCGGGGTAATTCCTGAAAGCCTCGATGGTGCTGAAGCCAACTACAAAGGGTCGTTCACCCTCTTCGAGCCAGTCGAAGGCTTGTCTGAGGGGTATTGCATCGGACAGGATCAGTTCGGTGCCCATGGTCCAGTAGACCATGTCGGTGCCGTTGATCTTGACAATATTCATGTGGGCCCACAGCGTGGTATAGGCGTTTCCGTGCTGCTCGTCAGCCGGGTCGATTCGTTGACGTCCCTCGCGCGCCTGCCGGGTACGGTCGTAATTCTTGCGCCGGGTGGCGAGGATCTGGCCCAGTGCATACTTCCGCCACTGCGGCTGGCCGGTCTTCTTGTCGATGGTCTCCATCCGCTCCAGTGCTTCACCGGCGTAGATCGGCATCATGTAAAGCAGGTAAGGTGAAGTATTGCAGGGATCGCGCCAGTCGCACATAGGGTCGAAGCGGAAGTTCTCCGGCGCGATTAAGTCACAGACCAGTTCATCCTTGCGAATCACCGGCACCTCGGTGCCCAGTGGAAATCCCTCGTCATCGGTCATCAGCATACCCTGGTCATCGATGGCAGGCTCGTAGTCGACGTCCGCCTCGTAGCGCCAGTACTGGTGCGAGATACACAGGCCGTAAACCTTGGTGGACTGGTAGGCGCCGATTGCGGTCTGGAACCACGGCATGCGCCGGTCGAGGCGGTACTGCAGGATGTTCTGATTTATCTGGGCGGATGCAATTTGGAGGGGGTCTCGCTCATCTTCGGCCTGTATGTCGACAACGTCAATGGTCGAGAAGGCAGCGACCGTAAGCGCTGCTTCAGCGGTTTTTGTGGTAGCACGCGTCTTCGGCCTGAAAACACGACTTCGTCTCCAATTTTTACCCCTAAAAGCAGTGCTGGGCGCGTGCTCGTTATTAAAATGTGCAAGGTTCGTCTCCCAGATATTGGTGATATTGGCGTCGACGTAGTCGGTGGATGTGGTGTAGATCTCGTGGGCCTTGGCGATCAGCCATGCGTCCCTTGTAATCATCGAGGAAGCTTGGCCGTCTTTCAGATCTCCGTCGCCGGTGTCCTGTGGTGTGCCGATGCTGCCGCCGCCCTCTGGCGAATCGCCTGGGGGTAACTGGTTCGGGTTGCGCGAGTAGACATCACCGCCGGATCCGAAGCGCTCCATCGACGCATTAGCTTCTGGAGACACCGGTGCGCTGGGAGATGTCGGATGCCCCTGC